TGACTGACCGCCTGAAAGATATTCACCCCAGTGGTCGGCGCAATGCTCACCCGATTTACAAAATCGCAGACATCGCTGAACTCCTGGTCGTCGGGTATTTGACCAAAGACAAACTCAGCGAAGCGCAGAAACTCAAACACGCCGGTAATGAACGTGATTACTGGGAAGCCAAACTCAAGGAGCAAAAATACCTTGAGAACATGAACGATCTTTGGCGCACCGAAAAAGTAATCACCGTGTTTGCCGACGTGTTCAAAACCTTCCGTGAAGCCGTGGTGGTATTTGCCGACGAGATGGAACATGAGTCCGGTTTAACCGGTGACCAGATTGACAAGGTGAAAGGTTTTTGTGACGCATTGCTGGTCGAAACCCGTGAAAAACTGCTGCAACTTGACATGTCTGACACCGGTGATCATTTACCGGAAGGTACTCAAATTCTGAACGGTGGTCAGGATGATCTGGTCGCGTTGGGGTTAGCGTGAGTGTCACACTTCACCGAACAGTCCACACGGGAATTTAAGCGGTACCCGTCGCTGCGAAGCATCGTAGTCGAGTTGTCCGAAATACTGCTGCCACCGGAACGAATCAGTGTATCCGAAGCTGCCGAACGCTATTACCGGGTTCACAACCCACCGGCGTACTCCGGTCCCTATCTGAATTCCAAAGCTGAATACCTTGTCGAACCCATGAACCTGTTGGAGTCTAGGGACTTCACAGCGGTGTGCGTGGTGGCCCCGGCACAGAGTCTCAAAACATCGGCCAACTTCGCCTGGCTTGCTTACAACGTCGTTTGCGACCCGTCGGACTTTATGATCGTGGAGAAATCCATGACCGAGGCGAAGAACTTTTCGATGATGAAAGCGGATCGTATGATTCGTCACTCACCGGAAATTGCCAGTCGATTGATCCAACGCAGAACGGCATCGAACATCTATGACAAGAAGTTCAAAACCGGCACCTTCCTGACAATGACCTGGCCCACGGTGAACAGCCTGTCGGGTAAAACCGTTCGTCGCGTATCCCTGTCAGACTATGACCGGATGGATATGGACATCGGTGGTGAGGGTTCCCCGTTTGACCTCGCCAGGCGACGCACCACCACGTACAAACGCCTGGGTATGACCTACGTCGAGTCGAGTCCGTCCTACGACTCCCTGAACACCCGGTGGCGTCCTACAACACCCCATGAAGCACCACCCACCGAAGGTATCTTGGGTATTTACAACCGGGGTGATCGTCGTCTGCGGTACTGGCAATGCCCGCATTGTGATGATTGGTTTGAGCCGTCGTTCGCTACCTTGCGGTGGCCAACATGTGAAGAATTCATGGACTCAGCCGATCATGTTTACATGGCCTGCCCGCATTGTTTCGATACCGACGGCGCACAGATTACCCAGGACATGCGTCCATCGTTGGAAAAAAAAGGTGTCTGGTTACGCGATGGTGAGAAGATCGACAAACATGGTGTGATCACCGGGAAGGGTAGACGTTCAGACATCGCCTCGTTCTGGCTCAAAGGACCGGCTGCGGCAATGGCTCAATGGAAAACCCTGGTCATCAACTACCTGTTGGCCATGCAGGAGTACGAGTCCACTGGCAACGACAGGCCACTCAAGACCACCGTGAACACCGACCAGGGTGAGGTCTACACACCGCCGCACATCGCAGAGAGTCGGGCACCGGAAGACATCATGGGTCGTGCTAAGGACATCGGTGACCGGGTGGTGCCGAAAGGTGTCCGGTTCCTGCTGGCCAGCATCGACGTTCAGGGCAACCGCTTTGAAGTTCAGGTGCATGGAATTGTGCCTGCAACCAATGGTTTTGATCTGGTGATCATCGACCGTTTTGTGATTCGCAAGTCCAACCGGTACGACGAAGACGGTGAACGGTTTTGGGTAAACCCCGGTGCATACCCCGAAGACTGGGATACCATAACCGAAAAAGTCCTTGACAAAACGTACCTTACGGATGAACTTGTTGCTCGACAAATGAGTATTCGTTCTGTATTCTGTGATTCAGGTGGTCGGGCTGGTGTTACAACCAACGCTTATGATTACTACCGAAAATTGAAGCAGGAAGGTTACGGGGGACGTTTTTGGTTGATCAAGGGTGATGGTATGAAAACCGCACCAAGGGTCAGAAAGACGTTTCCAGACTCAGGACGAAAAGACCGGAAAGCCGGTGCCAGGGGTGAAATTCCTGTTCTGATGTTGAACACCGATTTACTGAAAGACTGGTTGGACAGGGCATTGGACAGATTGGAACCCGGTGGTGGTTTCATCAAATTCCCCGACTGGTTGCAACTGGATTTCTACAAAGAACTCTGTGCCGAAGTGAAGAATTTGAGCAACGGCAAATGGGACAACCCGAAAAAGTTGCGTAACGAGTCCACCGACTTGATCTGTTATTGCTACGCCGGGTGTGTGTTCTTCAAAGTGGAAAAGATCAATTGGGATGACCCACCTTCGTGGGCTGATGAGTGGGACAACAACCCACTGGTGAGTAACCTGGGAAGTGTAAACCCGGTGATTCCAAAGAGTTCTGAAAGCAATGTTGAAGCGTTACAAAAACTGGCAGGGCAATTAGGGTGACCAATGGATAATCAACACCGGAAAATCAGTGGATACCGTGAACTTGATCAGGCCGAAATAGACCTGATGAATGAAATCAAATCCCTCGGTGAAGAAATTGGTTCTGTTGTCGAGAAGCTGGAACGAACCACTATTATCCGCGACGGTGTGAACACTGGTGAACCACTGTTTGATTTGCGGTGGGTTGAGGCGGGAAAAATGGATTTGCAGAAAGGTGTTATGTCACTGATTCGATCTGTGGCGAAACCGGGAACTTTTTAATGGCGACCATCGCTGACCGACTGGCTGAAGCAGAATCTGCATACCACGACCTGATGACAGGTAAAGCGGTGGTAGAAGTGACGGACCAGAACGGTGAGAAGGTTGTGTTCCACCGCGCCTCTGCCAGTAAACTCGCACAGTATATTCAATCCTTGAAGACTCAAGTGGGGTCGGGGAATCGTGGTCCAATGCGGGTGTATTTCTAATGGCTGATCAGTTGGATTTGCTACAAGACAAAATGCCCAATCAGACAGCCAGCAGTTTTGAAGGGGCCAGCCACGTAAACCGTGAACTGGCCATGTGGCAACCGCCACTGCGATCTGCTGACGCTGAAATTCTGCCTGACAAAGATTCTCTTGATGCCCGCGCCCTCGACCTGCAACGCAACGATGGTTACATCCATGGTGCCGTGCAGCACCATAAAGATTCTATCGTTGGTGGATTCTACCGGCTCAACTCCAAGCCTAATTTCAAACACCTGGGTCTGGATGAAGTATGGGCAGAAGAATTTCAGGAATTCGTTGAATCGAATTTCAGCCTAGCGTCTGAATCTTCTGACAACTGGTTTGACGCCTCGGGTCAAATGACCTTATCTGAAATGGTGCGGTTGGCAGTCGGTGTATCCATGATGTCCGGTGAGTCGTTGTCCACCGCAGAGTGGGTCAGGGAAGGTCGCAGACCGTTTAAAACAGCGATCCAGATGATCGACCCTATCCGGCTGTCCAACCCTTACAACGACATAAACACCCAGGAGTGGCGCAAGGGTGTCCGGTTTAACAGTCAAGGTCGTCCGGTCAGCTACGGCATTCGTTACACCATGCCAGGTGATATGTGGAATTTTAACGATCAGTACCGCTGGGATATCGTTAACGCCCGCAAACCCTGGGGTCGCAAACAGGTTCTTCACTATTTTGAAGCCTACCGCATCGGCCAAAGCCGTGGCGTGAGTGACATGGTTTCAATCCTGAAGCAGAGCAAAATGGTCGGCAAGTATCAGGACATCGTGTTGCAGAACGCGGTCCTGAACGCCACCTATGCGGCCACTATTGAATCCGACCTACCCCCGTTGGATGCGTTTGAATCCATCGGCGGTGGTGAAGACCCACAACAAGCATGGTCGAAGAATTACCTTGAGTCGGTTGCCGCCTACACCGGGTCCAGCAAGAACCTGCACATCGACGGTATTAAGATTCCGCACATGTACCCAGGCACCAAACTGAACCTGCAAAACGCAGGGCAACCCGGTGGCGTGGGTACCGACTACGAAGAATCATTGCTTCGCCATCTGGCCGCTGGCCTGGGGTTGAGCTACGAAGAATTTTCCCACGACTTTACGAAGACGAACTACTCGTCTGCCCGTGCCGCCATGGGTGAATCGCACAAGCGGTTGCAAGGTCGGAAGAAAGCCGTTGCCGATAAGTTTGCAACCGACGTGTTCAGATTGTGGTTTGAGGAACAGTTCAACGCTGGCAAATTCAAAGACGTGTTGCCTCGCAACGCACCGAACTACTACGACGGGTTGAACGGTGACGCTTACACTGCCTGTTCGTGGATCGGTGCCCCTCGTGGCCAGATCGACGAATTGAAAGAAACACAAGCGGCAGTGCAGCGAATTGCTGCGGGCCTCAGTACCTACGAAAAAGAGTCTGCCCGCTTCGGTGAAGACTTCCGTGAAGTGTTCCGCCAACGGGGTCGTGAGCAGAAAATGATCAGCGAACTGGGATTGACCCTAAGCCTGCAAACCAAAGGTGGCGGTACGCTGGAAACAGGCGGTAACGCTGACAACGAAGGTCCGAAGCGCGGCACCACCGGAGATGACAGTGATGAATAAACAAATCGACTTGCGATCACGGCTGCTGAACACACCGGTGATGATGTCCCAGGAACATGCAGAATCATTTGCGGCCCTGGCACCAGAATCATTCATGGTGGACGGTGAACCGGACAACGCCGACGAACTGATGTTCGACTTTGCATTCGGTTCAGCCAAGTCCAAACCGTACCGGATGGTTGGCAACGTCGCCGTCCTCCCGATCACCGGCACACTGTTGCACCGGTTCAATTGGGCCTACAGCGGTGCCACCGGGTATGACTACATCCGCGCCGTGTTCGACATGGCGCTGGAAGATGACGATGTGGCCGGTATCGTGTTTGATGTTCACTCCGGTGGTGGTCAAGTGGATGGGGCGTTTGAACTGTCCGACCACATCTTTGACAACCGGGACGTCAAACCGTCCATGTCCATTGTCAACTCCCACGCCTACAGTGCCGCGTATTTGCTGGCTAGTGCGGCTGGCAGCATATCGGTGCCAAAAACAGGCGGTGCCGGGTCCATCGGCGTGGTCACCATGCACGCTGATATGTCGAAAATGTTGAACGATATAGGTGTGAAAATTACCTTCATCCACGCTGGAAAGCACAAAGTGGATGGGAACCCGTATGCGTCATTGCCTGACGACGTGCGGGAACGGTTTCAGAGCAAGATTGACGAGTCCTACGGTATGTTCGTTGAAACCGTGGCTCGTTATCGGGGTCTGGAAGAAGGGGTTGTACGGGGTACTGAGGCGGCAACATTGAGCGCCAAAGAATCCGTAGACCTCAACCTGGTGGATGCTGTTTCCTCGCCTAAACAGGCTATGGCAGCGTTCGTAGCAAGTCTGAACGGTGAATCGAAGGGGAATGCCGACATGACAACTAAAGAGAAGGCCGATCAGCAGGCCGCGAACGCGGAAGGTGGAACATTCACCCAAGCTGACCTCGACAATGCAAAAGCAAATGGTATGACAGAAGGCCGTACCATGGAACGTGAACGCTTCGGTGCCGTGCTGGCGTCTGAAAGTTTCGCAGGGCGTGAAAGCCTGGCGAAGAAAATGCTGAACAACCCATCTCTTTCTGTGGATGAAATCAACGAAATGTTGGGTGAAGCACAAGCGGTTGTATCCACACCGGCGAATGCAGAAGGCAGTAACGCTTTTGAGTCCGCCATGGTTACATCCGGCAACCCGAGCGTGGGTGCAGAAAGTCAGGAAGGTGCTACCGAACTGACCGAGAACACCCTGCTGCGCGATTACGCTGCCGCCACCGGTATGAAAATCAAACAGTAAATTTCGATTAATCATGGGAGAAACGAGATGAGTATTCTCGCTGGAACTGAATCAAACGCGTACACGCCGCGTGAGTTATTCGCAAGTGATGCACAAGTTGTGACCAACGCACACATCTTCGCCACTGGCCTCACCCTGGTCGTCAACTCAGTGGTCGCCTTCAGTCTGAGCAACCAGTTGATTGAGTGGGTACCTGGTGCTGCGGACGCAACCGGTGTAGCGATAGGAATTACGTGCGAAGCGTTGGACACATCTGCGGGTGTGGCTGTGAACCCGATTTACGAAGGTGGTTACTTCAACACTGACGCAATCAACTGGCCAGCCGCTGCAACCGCCGCAGAAAAAATGACCGCGTTCGCCGGGTCCAACATTCATCATCGTGCGCTTGCGTAACCGATACTGAAACTTTAGGAGAAGCATCATGGCTTTCACGCCCTATAGCACACATGACATGCTTTCGGTTATTCGTCATTTTCCGAAGCCTAGTACCTTTTGGTTGAACCTAGCATTCAAGCAACAGGTGAACTTTCAATCTCAGTACATCGACTTTGACAAAATCAGCAAGGGTCGCAAGATCGCACCGTTCGTAGCACCTACTGTTGCGGGCAAGCCTATGAGGTCGGAAGGTTTCAACACCACCCGCTTCGCGCCTGCTTATATCAAGCCGCTGCATCCGGTTGATCCCGAGCGTCTGATTACCCGTCAGGCCGGTGAGGCATACACTGGCAACCAGTCTTTGATGGGTCGCCGTAACGCCATCGTGGGTGACATCCTGAACGAACAACGTGAAATGATCGTTCGCCGTTGGGAATTGATGGCTGCACAAGCCGTGATGAACGGTTCCATTACTGTTGAGGGTGAAGACTACCCGACGCAGAACGTGGACTTCGGGCGTGATCCGAACAACACCGTTACGTTGACCGGTACTGAAGTGTGGACCGACACCGCCAACTCCAAACCGATCAAGAATTTGGAATCGTGGTCTATCGCCATGGCTCGCAACGCAGGGTACTCTGTCACCGATTGGGTGATGGGCGTGGATGCCTGGGAATCGTTCATCGAACACCCGGACACAGAAAAGAAGCTGAACACCGACATCAAGAACTCATCTCAGATGTTGTTCGACTTGGGCATCAACCAGGCGGATGAAAACGGCGCAATTGTCCAGTTCAAAGGTGTTCTGGCCAGCGGCGTCCGGGTGTGGGTTTACTCCGACATCTATGAAGACGAAGACGGTGCCGTGGTTGAGATCATGGACCCGAAAGCCGTCGTGGGTGTCAACCCGGCTGGTGTTGAAGGTGTTCGCTGCTTCGGCGCGATCATGGACGTAAATGCTGGTTGGCAGTCACTCGACATTTTCCCGAAAAACTGGGCAAATGATAACCCGTCTGTTGAGTACGTGATGTCGCAATCTGCACCTTTGATGGTGCCACGTCGTCCGAACGCGAGCTTCAAAGCAACCGTTCAGTAAAGACTAGATGATGCAATGATATAACATCCTGGGGTACAATCGTGCCCCAGGATACAACCAAAAGTTGTTTCAAGGGTGATCGACATGAAACTTGTAGCGAACAGTAAAATCCAGGGTGTCAAAACCCTGTCTGGTAAAGGTAAAGGTACCAGTGTTGCCTTCGCCGGAGATATTTTTGAAGTGGCCGCGTCAGAAGAACAACGCCTGATTGACCTGGGTGTTGCGGTGAAGTACAGCCGTGAAGACCCACTGGGTGAAGACGAATCCGTTGAAAAGAAACCTGCCCGTAAGGCATCTGCTGGTAAAGGCAAGGTTAATTCTGAAAAAGCCGAAGATGGCTCAGACACAGCCAGCACTGAAGACTTGGGCCTGTAACAGATGAACTGGGCTGCGATTAAACAAAACGCCAGAAACGTC